GCGCTGCTGCTGATCGGCATCGCGGTGCGCCTTGGCGTGTGGGAGATGCTGTGATGGCCCCCGGCGCGATCCGCTTTGCCGGCTATGCAGGCCTGTTCGATGTGCCCGACGCCGACCGCGACACGATCTGAAAAGGTGCCTTCGCACGGACGCTGGCGGAGCGCACCAAGCCGCTCCCGCTGCTGTGGCAGCACCGCCCCGATCAGGTGATCGGCGTGATCGAGACCGCCGCCGAAGACGCGCGCGGGCTGCGCGTGATCGCAAGAATCGATCGCCCCGCCAGCCGCGCCGCCGCCCTGCTTCGCGCTCGAGCCGTGAGCGGGCTCAGCTTCGGCTATCGCGCCCGCGAGGCGCGCCGCGGCGAGGCCGGGCGCGAACTGCTCGGCATCGACCTGTTCGAGGTCAGCCTCGTCACCCATCCGCTGCAACACGGCGCGCGGGTGCATCTGATCGCCTGAGCCCGAGCGCAAGGCTCCGAACCGTTTCCGACCGGCCGCCACTGGGGCGGCCTTTTTGTGCCCCCCAACCGACCAGTCCCTCACGAAAGGCCATGAAGTCCATGAACAACACTGCACCCTCCGCATCGCCCGAAACCGCCGTGCCCGCTCCCGATCCGCTGGCCCAGAGCTTCGATATCGTCGCACGCCAGGATCAGGCCGATGCCGCCATCGCGACGCTGCGAACCGATGTCGACGAGGTCAAGGCGCGGCTCGATAAGGTCGCCCGCGCCGCGACGCGCCCGACCATGAGCGGCGCCGCGCCCGAAAGCGAAGAGGTCAAGAGCTTCGTCAATTCCTATCTGCGCCGCGGGCGCCCGTCCGAAGTCAAGTCGCTCAACACCACGCAGCCGTCCGAGGGCGGCTATGCCGTGCCGAAGGCGATCGACCAGACGATCGCGCGCGAACTGGTCGAGATCAGTCCGATCCGCAGCATCGCACAGGTCGTCCAGACCGGCAGCGCGGGCTATCGCAAGCTCGTCTCCACCGGGGGTACCGCCTCGGGCTGGGTCAGCGAGATCGCCGCGCGCAGTGAAACCGGCGCTCCCGAATTCACCGAGATCGCGCCACCCAGCGGCGATCTGTTCGCCAATCCGGCTGCCAGCCAGACGATGCTCGATGACAGTGCGTTCGATGTCGAGACGTGGCTGGCGAGCGAGATCGCGATCGAATTCGCCCGCGCGGAAGGTGCAGCCTTCGTAAATGGCACCGGGACCAATCAGCCCGAAGGCTTCCTGAGCGCCCCGACCTCCACCGCGGAGGACGGAGTTCGCGCCTTCGGAGCCGTGCAATATGTCGGCTCGGGCGATGCAACCGGGTTCGATGCCGCTCCCGAAGCGCGGCTGATCGACCTGATCCACGCCCTCAAGTCCGGTCATCGGCAGGGGGCGAGCTTCGTCATGAACTCCTCGACGCTCGCCGCCGTCCGCAAGCTGAAGACCGCGGACGGTGCCTTCCTGTGGCAGCCGGGCATGGTCGAAGGTCAGCCCGATCGCCTGCTCGGCTATCCCGTGGTCGAGGCCGAGGACATGCCGGGGATCGAGAGCGGCGCCTTCCCGATCGCGTTCGGCAATTTCCGCCACGGCTATCTAATCGCCGAGCATTCGGCGACCAGGCTGCTGCGCGATCCGTTCAGCAACAAGCCGTTTGTCCACTTCTACGCGACCAAGCGCGTTGGCGGGCAGGTGCTCGATTCCAACGCGATCAAGCTGCTCAAGATCGAGGCCTGATCCTACCGGTCGAATGCGCCCGCGCCGCCACCATGGCGGCGCGGGCGCCCTTGTCTCTGATCTGGAACCGGGAGAAGCCGCAATGCAGCGGACCGTCACCATGCCAGCCGATCTCGGAGGAGAGGCGCTGGACGAATTGAAGGGCTGGCTGGGGATCAGCCGCCCGCATGAGGACCGCCTCCTCATCGACCTGCTCGGCGTCAGCGCCGGCATGTGCGAGGCTTTCACCGGGCAGATGCCGATCGAGGCGACGGTTGAGGAAACGATCCCCGCGGGGAAAGGGTCACGCTCGCTCGCTACCCGCCCGGTTCGCGCACTTGTCGCCGTTGAATGGGTCGGCGCGGACCTCGTCCGCACGTCGCTCGAAACCGGGCAATACCAATTCGCCGTCGATGCCGGAGGGCTCGGCTGCATCACCATCGACAGCGTCCCGCAAGCGGTTTCCGTCGCGGTCCGGTTCCGTGCGGGTATTGCCGCGGACTGGCGCGCCCTGCCCGAACCCCTGCGCCAGGGCATGATCAGGCTCGCCGCTTTTCATTACCATGATCGCGGAACCGGACGCGATGCGGCTCCGCCCGCCAGCATCGCCGCGCTCTGGCGCCCCTGGCGCATCATGCGGCTGGCATGATCAGGGCAAATGGCCGCGCCGCGCTTGATGGATTGACCCGGCGATTGCTCCGCAGAGCCGAAAGCATCGCCCACCGCCGCGCGTCCGAGGACGCCGGCTCCAATGGCGCGCCCCGCCATGACTGGCGCAGCGCTGCATCGCTGTGGCCCGACCTCTTCAAGGACCGATAGACCATGGAAAATCGCCTGCGCGCCGATCTGATCGCATGGCTCCGCGACGATCCGGCCCTCGCCGCCATCAACGCGATCGAGGAGGAAAGTCCGCTTCGGACGGCTCCGCCCTGGCTTGGCCTGACTGCGAGCGCCTCGGTCGACTGGGGCACCAAGGACAGGCCGGGCCGGGAAATCCGCATCGCGCTCGAACTCGAGACCCGGATCGACGATCCCGCCGCGGACAGCGACCTCGTCCGTGCGATCGAGCGCCGGGTGCTCGACCTGCCGCCCTTCGCGCAAGGGTACGAGCTCGCCTCGATCCGCTTCCTGCGCGCACGCAGCGAACAGCGCGCCGACCATCGCCGGGCAGCCCTGCTCGAGTTCCGCTTCCGCCTCTTCCATTCATTCACGGAGTAACCGACCATGCCCGCACAAAATGGCGCCGCCTTCCTGCTGAAGCTCGGCGATGGAGGCAATCCGCCAACCTTCGAGACCGTCGCCGGTCTCAGGACCACCCAGATGACGATCAACGGAGACACCGTGGTCGTCACGCACAAGCAATCGGGCGGCTGGCGCGATCTGCTTTCGGGGGCGGGCACCCGCTCGGTATCGGTCAGCGCCTCGGGGATCTTCCTCGGCAGCACGGCAGAGGCGAGCGTGCGGGCGCACGCCCTTGCCGGGACAATCGACGATTACGAGCTGTCCTTCGAGGACGGCGAGAGGTTGCAGGGGCGGTTCCTTGTCCAGCGGCTCGAATATTCGGGCGATTTCAATGGCGAGCGGACCTACACGCTCCAGCTCGAAAGCTCGGGCGCGGTGCTGCCCGCATGAACCGCCCCGCCAATGCGCTAAGGGGTGAGGCGATGATCGAGATCGGTGGCCGGGAACACGTCCTGCGCCCCAGTTTCGAGAACCTCGTGGCCGCGGAAGCCGAACTGGGCTCGCTGTTCGAGCTGGTCGAGCGCGCGTCTGCCGGATCGCTCACTCTGGCCGAGATCGCCGCGCTGCTGTGGCATTGCCTGCCCGCGAACGACCGCCCGGTCCGCGAACAGGTCGGCACCGCGGTGATGGCGCTCGGGCTGGTCCGCGCGATCGGACCGGTCAGGATCATCCTCGCCCAGGCACTCCAGGGCAAGGCATGACCTTCGCGGAAGCGGCGCTGCGCTGGTTCTGGCTTTCCGCGCGGACGCTGGGGTGGAGGCCGGACGAGTTCTGGCAGGCAACTCCCGGAGAACTCGCCGGCGCCCTTCACGATCCGGTGACGGACCGGGGCACGGCTCCGCCCGACCGGGACCTTATTCAAGCCATGATGGAGCGTGATCGCAATGGACGATAATCTCGACCAACTCGTCATCGATGTCCGTGCGAGCACGGGCAATCTCGCCGCTGACCTGCAAAAGGTGCGATCCTCGATCGACAATTCGTTGATCGATGGCCTCGAACAGGCGGGCTCCTCGCTCGAGCGCGGACTTCTGTCGGCGCTCAGGAAAGGGACGCTCGGCTTCGACGACTTGCGACGCGTGGCCATGCGCTCGCTGAACGAGATAGCCGCACAGGCGCTCGACATCGGAATCGGCAATCTCTTCGGCGGGCAGTCGGGCGGGCTCGGCGGGCTGCTGGGACAGTCGCTCGGCGCGCTGCTGGGCCTGCCGGGCCGGGCAACCGGTGGACCGGTGTCGCCGGGGCGCGGCTATGTCGTCGGCGAACGCGGCCCCGAACTGTTCGTGCCCACCAGCGCCGGCAGGGTAGAAAGCAATCGCGCAGTGAACGGCTTGGGCCGCGATGTGCGCGTGGCGATCAGCATGACGACACCGCGCGGCAGTGCCGCCCCGGTCGCGATGCGCCGATCCTCGCGGCAGCTCGCGAGCGCGGTGCGCCAGGCCATCGAAGCCGCTTGAGGGCAGGAGGGAACCGCGATGGCCTATTGGCTTGCAACGCGCCGCAACGGGCAGGAATCGAGTTTCATCCAGCGTTTCGATCCGCGCTTCTGGACCGTCAATTTTCCGCGGCCCGCGATGGCCTCCGTGATCACCACAGGCCCGGACGCTATCCAGGTCGATGTCGAACTGCATCACGAGGGTGAGCTTGTCGGGTTGATCTGGAGCAGCGAGGATACGCTCGACCACCCCTTGCTCGCATACGAAACCGACCGGGATTATTCCTTCACCACGCTCAGCTTCCGCTGGCAGTCGGAGGGGGTCATTCCGCTGGACGCGATCAACGGCCCGACCCTCACCATCGAGGGCCGCGACGAGAACGATGCCCCGCGCACCTGGTTCGTCCGCCTTTGGAACTATGCCGAGGGCTCGCCCGAGGATGCGTTCGTCACGATACCGTTCTCGCAACTCGAAGCCGGGTTCACCCTGCCGGGCGAGGCGGTCGTGCCGACGCGGATTGACCGGATGTTCATTTCGCTTGTCGCGCCCGGTTTCGCGCCGGGTTCGGACGCGCCCCTGCCCGCACGCGTCAATGGGCGGGTCACGCTCTCGCAGATCAATGCCGATGGCGGGCGCGCCATGCTGGCGATCGGGGACGTGCGGCTGCCGGTCCACGGCGAAAGAATCGCCACGGCCTATGACGATGCGTACAACCAGACGCCCGAACGCCTCCTGCGCAACGTCATCGGCCTCGGCTATCGCGAGGATCTCGTCCATTATGTCGGGATGAGCCACTACATGCGGCTCGATCGCCGGTCGGACGCAGCGTTGCTGGTCGATCCCGCTGGCCAATTGGCCGAGCCGTGCCGCCAATGGCACCGGAACTTCTTCGAGATGTGCCGCGCCAACGATCTCGAGGCGATCGCGTCGATTTCCTATGAATTGTTCGATGCCTATTGCCCCGA